CACAATTTTCTACAAATATAAAATTTTGGAAGGGGGTATATAATACTTCCCATGAGCAGACCAAACCTTCCCCCAGAGTTGCGCCTAATAGATGGGAAATCCCCTGGCGCAGTAACCCTTCCCGATCATGTGAGCAAAAGAATTCCCCACGCAGATTGGTTGGCAAACCCAGACAACTGGAGCAAGTCAAGATTCATACAGGAAACATCGGATTACTTGTATGATGTTTATGGCATAGGTGATGACCAGAACAAACATACCTTGGCCATACTTGCAGAGCAAATGGATTTGTATATTCAATGCTCTAAAGGTATTATGAATGAAGGTATTATTTCGGAATTTAATGATGGTAAAACTATTGGCCCTAATCCTTATATTACAGTTCGTGATAAAACGCTTACTCAGATTGTTCGCTTAATGAATGAATTGGGATTAACCCCTAAGAGTAGGTTAGCAAATACTAACAAAAGAGAAAATAGTCCAGCGGCAAGATTTTTGGCTGGCCCACTAGCAAGATGAATTGGCAAGACGGAATAGTTTACGCAAGAGATGTAATCAAAGGTGAAATCAATGTATGTCGGGATGTTCGCCTGGCGTGTCAGCGTTTCATAAATCAATACGAAAACAAAGAATGGGAATGGGTCTTTGATGAACGCTTCCCAGATCATGTGCTGGAGTTCGCATCCATTTTGGTACATACCAAAGGCCCTGATGCTGGCAAGCCAGTAATATTAGAACCATTCCAAATACTTTTTATTTGCGCCATCTATGGGTTTCGTTCTAAAAAAGATTTAACCAAGCGCATGGTGTCGGATGTAATACTATACATTCCCCGCAAAGCTGGTAAATCAACACTAACCGCCGTCATTGCTTTATACGAATTACAGTTTGGCGAAAAAGGCCCAGAAGTATTTACGCTGGCTACCAATCGTGAACAGGCAACCATTGTTTTTGATTCGGCCAAAGGATTTGTTGAAGCAATGCCAAAGTGGTCAGCCGATCTTTATGCGCCAAGCAAATACGAAATCAAAAAAGCTGGCGATTCGCAATCAATGTTTAAAGCCCTATCAAGGGACACCAAGAAAACTGGTGACGGTAAAAACCCATCATGCGTGATCGTGGATGAAGCGGCGCAAATCGTAGATCGCAATTCCATTGAAGTATTACATTCGGGTATGGTTGCCCGTCAAAATCCATTGCGGATATATATTACAACTGCCAGCTTCACTAAAGACACCAAGTTTTATGAAGATATGACAATGTATCAATCTATGTTGTATGGTGAAGCAAAAGATAATCCCCGTTGGTTTGGCTTGCTTTATGGGCTTGATCCACAAGATGATTGGAAAGACCCAGCATCTTGGGCAAAAGCAAATCCAATGCACGGCATTAGCGTGTTTGATGATGCCATTGCCGCCAGAGCCGAAGAAGCCAAGCATAAGCCAGCGGCACTTAATGAATTTCTTTGTAAAACCCTTAACATCTATGTAAGTGCCAATAGCGCATGGATTGATCGCCAGCCTTGGGATGATTCACAAGCGCAATTAAGGGATAACCCCGAAGCCGTGTTTATTGGATTTGACTTGGCGGCAACACGAGATTTAAACGCAGTATGCACATTTAAGCGTTTTGGAGAATTAGATTATGAAGCTGAATTTCAATTTTTTTTGCCAGAAGAAGGGTTATCCCTAATACCGAAGCATTATCAAGATATTTTTCAAATGGCCATTGAATCTGGTATTTTAAAATTGACTGAAGGCAATGTAATGGATGATAGAGAAATTAGCCAATACATTCAAAATCAAGCCGAAAAATATGATGTTAAGGAAGTTGGATACGATGCGTACAATGCGGCCAGTTTAGTTTCCAGATTGCATGATGCTGGAATACCAGTCAAAAAAGTGGGTCAAGGTATGGCCGTAATGAATAATCCATCCAAATATGTCGAAAAATTAATATTAAATAAACAAATCAAGCATGATGGAAACCCATTTGTAGGATGGCAATTAAGTAACTGCGAAGTTTATGAAGATGTAAATGGAAATATTAAGGTTAGAAAGAACGAAGCAGATAAAGCGGCCAAGGTTGATGGAATTATTGCCATGATTATTGCGGCACATTGTTCATTAGATAACCCTTTTGTTTCAAATTCATTCGGTTTCAGAAGTTTTTGATGTAAAATCGTTAGAAAATGTAAGGGAAAAATCATGGGCGTAATGGATATATTCAACAAAGATAAATATAATTTGCCTAAAAATACGGCAAGTGAATCATTATCGCCATCCCAAAACCTTTCCGAAAACAATACACTTTTCGGACAAACCATGTTGGGAAACCAGATTCTTAGACAGAATCAAGGTGGACAACAGGGCGCAAACTTTCAATTACTGTATGTAACCACAGCATCAGCTACCAATGCTGGTCGTATTGTGGATATGTCGGTTCTGTCCCGTAACAGCACCGTAATGTCATGCGTGAATATTATCGCTAGAGCATTGGCGCAATGTTCGTTAAGCGTGGTTTATGAGCAAGATGATGGCACTTTTGTTAATGCAATTCAATCCGATAAAGCTGGCCCAAGAGATAAAAACAAAGCCAAGCAAGTATTGAATTTGCTAAGAACGCCAAACAACTTTCAAAGCCAATATGAGTTCTGGTATCAATGGGTCATGTGGTATATGTTGGCGGGCGAAGTATTTACGCTTCTTTATCGCAAAGATCAAAAAGACCCAAATCAAACTCCAATCGAACTTTACAACCTTGATTCCACATTAATTACGGTTCAAGCCAGCCCAGCCCGTTACCCTACATATCGGGTTTCAACTCCAACATACGGATTTAACAAAGATGAGCCATTGGCCGCATATCAAGTTATTCATGTTACTGAAGCGGCATGGCAAGGTTCTGCTGGTTTCAATAAAGGAATTTTGGCAACTGAATTGGTTGCCTTAGATACTGATATTGACTTGTATGCCAACTATGTAATGCAAAACGGCGCAAAGCCATCTGGTATTTTTAGCACAACCCAAGTTATTCCAGATACCAAATTTAAAGAAATTGCGGCCCGTTTGAAAGAAGCATGGTCAAGCATGACTGGAAGCCGACCAAGCGATCTAAGTAAGCCAGGCCAAGGTATGTTGCTAGATCAAGGTATGACATACACGCCAGTTCATATGCTTACTTTGCAAGATGCTGAAGCAAGCAAATTGAAAGATCAAACTACCAAGCGTATTTGTGCATTGTTTGGAGTTCCAGCGCAATTGCTTGGTTTGGAAATGGGTAAATATAATAATACTCAAACATTGTTGGATGAATTTTACAAAACCACAATGTATCCAATTATTATCAATATTGAACAAAAATTCAAAATGGGATTATTAAAAGGTTATCCAAACCTTTCAATTCGTTTTGATACTAAAGACTTCTTAAAAGGCGCACCATTAGATCAAATGAACTTTGTTAATGCTGGTGTTGCTGGTGGAATATTGACACCTAATGAAGCCCGTGAATATTTGAATATGGCTAATGTGGATGGCGGCGATCAAATTGGCGCAGTTAATACACAAGCATTATCCGCAGACAACATTCCAGTTAATACAAAAACCGCTAAAATTATTCCAGGAACAAGTCCTCAAGATACTGGCGGCGGCGGTGGGAATCAAACCAAAAAGATGAATATTGGTAAAACATGATAAAACTTGATTCGCAGATTAAAACTAATAGTGTTAAACTACCAGTAAAATCTAAGAAATCCCATATAATATACGACATAAATCTATCGATTACGAATGGGATAATTAATGAATCAGAATCTAACCCTAGTTTGCGAAGCAAAACTAAGCCTAGAAAAACAAGGCAAAGAATCATCAAGTCCTAGTGGCGCAATTCAAGCCCGTGTAACATCATGGGGCAAGCGTGAAGGCGCAGACGGTAGAAAATTTAACTACCAGCCAGAGGGATTCCAAGAATGGGCAGATCAATTTAAATCTGAAGGCAAACCGTTGCCAATGTTTTTGAACCACAATGACATGGGTATGCCAGTCGGTCAATGGAATGAATTTAACTTTGACAAAGACGGAATGGTAGCAAAAGGGAACCTTTTTATGAACACATCAACTGGTTCTGATCTTTATGAAGTATTGAAATCTAGCCCAAATCTATTTGGCGGCGTTTCAGTTGGCGCATATGCTGATGAAGCCCGTTTGGTTGATGATGATGGCGAGCCATTGGATGATGATTCTGATGAAGAAGGTTATTTCCAGATCACTAAAGGCGGTTTGCGTGAAGTTTCGGTTGTTATGTATCCAAACAATCCAAATGCTGAAATCCAAAAGTTAGAATATTTTGATGGTGAAGGCCATCCAAACCCAAGGAATATCGAGAAGGCATTGCGTGATGCTGGGCTTTCTCGTAAAGATGCGACCACCGCATCTTCAATCCTTAAAAAGTTGCTTGAAGGGCGTGATGCCATCAAGGAAGTTGTTAAGGAAGCCCCACAACAAGGCGATCTTGAAGCGGTGGTAAACGAAGCTGATGCAATTCTTAAAGCCCTAGAGGAACGAGATTTGTTGAAAGCATTATCTAAGCGCATTAAATAAGGAAAAATCATGTCTGATAAAATCATTGAAAAGTTAGATGCTATTGAAGCATCAAACGAATCTAAGATTCAAGAAGTAAAAACCGAAGCTGTTTCTGCTATTGAAGCCGCTAAAGCTGAAATGGCTGAGAAATTAGCTACTATTGAAGCCCGTGTTGCTGAAATTCATGCCGCACCTTCCATCATCAAGCCATCTAAATCCATCAAAGAAGATGTAAACAAAATGGTTCGTGAGCAACTTAAAAAGTTTGCTAAAAAAGGTTCAATGGAAAAAGAACTCAAGATGTTTGAAGATGAAGCACAATATCAAGCATACTTAACCGAGAGTTCAGCTTTGACTGGTGGCGGTTACAATGTGGGTGGTCGTACAGCTTACGATCCAGTATTCCATACATTGCGTTTGATTAACCCTATGCGTGGTCTTTCCCGTAATGTTACAACTGATGGTTCTACATATCAATTTAGAGCCAAAACGGGCAATTCTGGGGCTACCTGGGGTTATGCAGTTCAAAACAACGGATCAGCTACAACTGAAAACACAAACATCTGGCAATTAGTATTGCAAGATTTGAATGTCCAGTTCCCGATCCGTACTGCGGCTCTTGATGACATCGATGGCTTGGAAGCCAATGTGGTTGATGATATGTTGATGGAATTCAGCCAAGTTGAAGGCCAATCAATGATTCAAAACAATGACCAAACCGATTCACCTAATACATACGGTGGAACACAAGGTCTGCGTGGTTTGAACCAATACGCTACATACGGTGCTAATGCTTCTTATACTGGCGGCACAATCACTACTGCATCTTTCGGTACATCTGGTATTTCTACAAGCAACGGTTTGAACAGCCTTGCCGTATATGACCAAATCACTACCAACGGTAATGTAGTTGGTGCGGCTAATGTAACCTATGATGACATCATTAACTTTATCTACAATCTGCCACAACAATATTGGACACCAACAGCGAAGTTCTTGGTAAACCCAATTTTCTTGGCACAGATTCGTGGCTTAAAAGATAGCAACGGCACACCAATTTTCGAAAGAATGCATCCAATGGATGAAGATGGTATTGTTGGCCGTATGCTTGGTTTCGATGTTGTTGTTAATAAGTACCTTGACAACCCAAGCGAATTCTCTGGCAATACAAAGGCAAGTTTATTCCCAATGTATTTCGGTGATTGGCAACGAGGTCATACCATTGTTGATCGTTTGAACATGGTATTGCGTAGATATGACCAGACATTGCCTGGTTACATCACATTCTATGGTGAGAAGCGTTTGGCCGCATCAAATGTAGACCCATTCAGTATCATTGCTTATCGTTCTACTGGTACAGCAACAAGCTAAGTATCAAAGAAGTATTTAATGCGCCATAAATGTAAACATTGTGGAAAACCTGGGGAGTCAAAAGGTCTGACTTCCCAGGGCATTAAAAGATATAGAAATGAATGTTCGATATGTAGAAAACAGAAAAAAAGGTCTGGATTTACTTACGGAATATTCAAAAAGAATTATTGTGAGTTGTGCGGATTTAAGCCCATCCATATGTGTCAATTAGATGTGGATCATAAAGATGGTGATAGAAAGAATAATCTTGAAAGTAATTTGCAAACTTTATGTGCAAATTGTCATAGATTAAAGACTTTTTTATCTGGCGATAATGTCGATCAAATATCGTTAGAATTGAAATAATGATCGATTTTGGAAGAAATATGAAAAACGAACTAATCCTAGAAGCAATCAAGTCAGCCCTCACCGATAAAAACGGTCAAGAGGTTAAGGTAAATTTAAAAGAAGCATCTGCCCTTACTGGCTCTGGCTCTGGGGTTGGTGGTCGTGTTATTTATGATGATGCGTTTGCATCTTTGCGTATGGCTAACCCGTTGCGGGTTGCAAGCCGTGAAATTACCACGATTGGTTCAGATCAGGCTTTTGTAGTAAAAACTGGTAATGCAACTAATCCCACAAATCCTTGGGGCTATCCAGTAAATGTGAATACTGGTACTCCAAACATTGCCACTTCATTTTGGCAACTTCCATTGCAAGCAATTACAGCCCAATTGCCTGTTCGTACTGCCGTAATGTCAGATATTAATAATCTTGATCCATCTATTGTTGGTGACTTGATGCTGGAATTTAGCCAGCAAGAAGCCCTTTCAATGATTCAAAACAACGATCAAGCTGGCTCTAGCACAACATCAACTGGTGCTACAAATGGTTTGCGTGGTTTAAATTATTATCCAAGTGGATCAACTGCGGCATTTGGTACAAGCGGTTCTGGCGCAACTAATGGTTTGCATACAGTTAAAACTGTAAACACCGCAACTGGTGGAGCAATTGCTTATGACGATATTGCCGCTTTAGCATCTG